CTCGTAAGAGCCCCAGCTCTGATAATTGTGAGGACCAGTAAGAAATGAACGTAGTCGCAACCATTCACGCAGGCACCACTTGAGAGTCTTCTCAAGTGGGAAAGCAATCCTTCATTGACCCCCGAAAGGGAGCCATTGGTGGACGCGAACATCTCACACACGGTAGAGATATCGTGGTGAGATACTTGGGTTGTGATCGAGCATTATCTTTACTGGGTCTAACAAGGAGACAACGAATTCGTTTACTTGAAGAAGTTAAACGGTTCGTGATCTTCCACCCTCGTAGCTTATCAGTTGCTACCTTGAAATCTGTTGACAGATTTCTGTTGACTGGTTTTCAGGAGCAATGGTTTAGGCTTAGTAGGTTCAGATTCTGTATCTGATTTTCCCGGATTAATCTCCAGGCAGTCAGAACAGTTCTGTCCTATTGGCGGGAGATCCGCTTGCCTCCGCGTATAGATTACAAATCCATTAGTAGTCCGTACACGGGGGTGAGCAAGGGCACCTTTGAACGGGAATATGGTTCGTTGTTCTCAACAATCCTTGCAGAACTTATCACTGAAAAGGTGGTAAGACAGGACATGTCTTATCCAATAAGACGTGAAATGTACGCAAAGCGAGTTGAGGATGATGACCATGTTTCACCGTTCTTCTGCAGCTGACGAGCTGGGCCTAACGGCCTAGCCCTGTTTTCTGCAGGAAGGGACCTGTGCGCCCTAAGTCAGGTACCAGAGCAATACGCCCTCGTTGAGAGGGTGTATAAGTTCTTCGGGGAGAGTTTACCACTCCACCCGTACGATTGTGAGGGTAAGAATAGTAATATTCTTTCCCGCGTGGTCGCGATACCTGATAAGGGAGGGAAGACCAGGCACGTAGCAATGGTGGACACCTGAACACAGCTAGCAATGGCTGCGCTTCACCGTCTGAGTATGAAAATACTCTCATCAATTAAGTTTGACTACGCTCTAAAGCAGAGCGCAGCGGTAGACTCCTTAAAGAGGTCTAAGTGTCCAAAATATTCCTATGACCTAAAGTCTGCAACTGACCGGGTTCCGGTCTGATTGCAGGCCATGGTCGTAGAGCATATGTGACCTGGGTATTCCGACACCTGAATGGGGATATGTAAACGTAAGTTTCATACTCCATCAGGACAGATCTCTTATGGTGCGGGGCAACCTATGGGGATGTTATCCTCATGGGCTGTCTTCTCCTTAACTCATCACATCATCATCCAAATGTCATTTAGGATGGTGGGTGAGAAACCCACCTACTGAATGGTAGGAGATGATGTGGTGATCGGTTCGGTGAAAGCCGCTACTGCCTACTCTAAGCTGATCGGCGAACTCGGGTTAGAAATATCCCGTGATTCACTTCTCAGCGAAGATGGTTCTACATTTGAATTCATCAAGAGACTAGTCTCCAATGGTAAGGAGATTTCCCCAATTCCTTGGGGTCTCTTGGGTTGGGATCGAGCAATCGACCCGATCGAGTTCTTATATAGGTGGGCAGCTGCCGGAGGTCGCGTAGACTCTTACCAAAAGAGGAGACCTGAGTATCTGAACGAATTTCTGTGACGGAAGTCACGGATTAAACGTTGAATGCTTAGGATCTCACCCTTAGGGAGAACCGTCCACCCCTCTCCAAAGCACCTATTTACCACAGGTGATGTTAAGGAGTGGGAGTTGGTCCGTTCGATGGGATCCATACAGTCATTTTATGACGATATGGATACTCTGCGCAACCTTTACAACTTTCATCTTCCCTTCTCTTGTGACCAATCTGACAATTACTGGATAAACCAGTTATTGACAGAGGTTTGCATTAGAGCTCGTCGATGCTTAAAATACATCGGCAAACTCCGATTCAAATCCACCAAGATTCCGTTTGTCAACCGGCATAATTTCCGGAAGGCAGAGAGAGTTTATCCCTCTCAAAAGGAGCACTTGGCGATGGCCAAAGAGGTAATCGGTGACTGATTTAATTCAGTTACCGCGGGGAAGGTCACAGATCTTATTAACCGTAAGGTTCGTAAGGTCCGACCTAGCCGAGAGGCAAGGCGGTTACTCCGCGAGTTCGTGAGAACTCGGGAGTCACCTCCTGGTCTAGTGACCCTGCTGAGAGATGCTTAGTCGCAGCCCTCGAGTGGGC